GCTAATAAGTTCATGTTGTTTGTTTTTTAGTTGTTGTTATCTGTGTACAAATGTATACACTTTATTTTTAACTACCAAATTTATTTTTAATTATTTTTGTAACTGCTTAATAATCAATAAGTTTAATTTTAATTAATAACCGTATATTTGCAGTATGAAGATACATATTAAGGCATTATCTATAAATGAAGCATATCAAGGTCGCAGATTTAGAACTAAAAAATATGAAGATTATATTAAAAAAATGCTTTTATTATTACCTGAAGTTGATATGATCCCCGAAAGTAATATACGTTTAAAAGTTGAGTTCGGTTTTAGTTCAGCGGCCAGTGATATTGATAATGGTTTAAAGTGCTTTATTGATTGTTTACAAAAGAAATATGAGTTTAACGATAAAAATATTACTGAGTTATTTGTTAGAAAAACTAAGGTGTTAAAAGGTTTTGAGTATATTATTTTCAATTTTTATTAAAATAAATTTTTTTATTCGGAATTAATATATTATATTTGTAAAAGTTAAGGCATTGTGCGGTGCTACCTAAATTAACTAAAGACATTAAACCCATTGCTGCGGAGCGCACACTCCAAGGCATGGGTTTTTTTATTTAACAAAAATGAAACAACTTAACGAAGCTCTAAACGAGTTTAAAAAAACAAACCCAATTTTAAAACCGAGATTATGCCTAAATGAAAGTACAGGAATGTATTTAGTTACTTATGGTTTTTCAGCGCAATATTGCACATCACAAAATTTAAAAGTTATATTGTAATGGCAGAAAATAAAAAATCATTCGTTTTATATACGGATATAATTCACGTCTTTGCAAATTTAACAGATGAAGAAAGTGGTAAGCTAATTAAGCATTTGCTAGAATATGTTAACGATAAAGACCCACAAACGGATGACCGTATAATTCAAATAGCTTTTGAGCCAATTAAGTTGCAACTAAAAAGAGATTTAAAGCATTGGGAATCAGTAGTTAACAAAAGAAAGGATGCTGGCAAGTTAGGTGGTTTAGCAAAAGCTAGCAAAGCTAAGCAAGACTTAGCAAACTTAGCTGTAAATGATAATGTTAATGTAAATGATACTGTAAATGTAAATGTAAATGTAAATGATATTAATAATATTAATAATTGGTTTTCAGATTTTGAAAATGGAAATCAAATAATTGAAATTGCAAGGATTAATAATTTAACAACTGATTTTATTAAAAATAAGTTATTAGAATTTAGAAATAAAGCTGAACTTGAATATCCAAATTATAATAAATTTGTAAGCCATTTTAAAAATTGGTTAAATAAAAATAAGGTAAATATGGATAAAAAAGAATATAAACTTTATTGTCCTAATGGTCCAGTTTATTTTACTTTAACTGAAGATGAATTAATAGAAAGAAAAAAATCAGGTTACTATAAAGAAGAACACGAAATATAATGGCAGATTTAAAAGTAATTAACCTAGCGGATAAAAAAGAATATATTATCGATGTTCAAAAGAACGGAGAAAATAAAATGATTTGCCCCGAATGTTCAGCATCACGAAATAAAAAAACTGATAAATGTTTTAGTTTTAATTTATCTAAGGGGGCTGGCAGATGTAACCATTGCAATATAGTTCTTATTGAAAATAAACCATTTGAACCTAAAAACGTGAAAATTGATTATAAACGTCCAAAAATAACAAAAACAAGCAGTTATACTGAAAATTGCTTACTATTCTTTAAAAGCCGTTTAATTAGCGAAAAAACACTATTAGAATTACAAGTTACCGAAAGTAACGAATGGATGCCAAAAGCTAATGCAATTATTCCAACTATTCAATTTAACTATTTTCGCAACGGTGAACTGATAAATATTAAAAGTAGAGGTAAAAATAAAGATTTTAAATTATTTAAAGATGCTGAACTTATTTTTTATAACCTAGATGCAACCATCGACAATGAAAGTATAATTATTGTAGAAGGTGAAATGGATTGTCTGGCCTTATACGAATGTGGTTTTAAAAATGTTATTTCAGTTCCAAACGGTGCAGGCTTAGGTAAAATTAATTTTGACTATTTAGATAATTGCATCGATTCATTTACTGAAAGCACTAAATTTATATTGGCTTTAGATAATGACAAGGCTGGCTTAAACCTGCAGAATGAAATTGCTAGACGTTTAGGTTTTGAGAATTGCACTAAAGTTTTATTTAAAGACTGCAAAGATGCAAACGAATGCCTTATTAAATACGGAATTAAAGTAACTATTGATTGTTTTAAAGATGCTAAGGAGTTCCCCATAACAGGTGTTTTTACTGCAAATGATATTGAGCGGGATATTTACGATTATTATAACAATGGTTTGCCTAGTGGTTGCGGTATCGGTATGGCAGAAATGGATATGCACCTTAAATTTCAAGAAGGGTATTTGACAACTATCACAGGCATACCTGGTCATGGTAAATCTGAGTTTTTAGATTTTTTACTATGCCGTTTAAATATTTCACATGGTTGGAAAACAGCACTTTACAGTCCCGAAAACCATCCTTTAGAACTTCATTTTAGTAAGTTTGCTGAAAAAATGATAGGTAAACCATTTGAGGGTTATAATAAATTAAGTCCTTTAGATTTAAAAGAAATGATTAATTACCACGCAAACAATTTCTTTTTTATTAACCCTGAAAGTGATTTTACCTTAGATAATATTTTGGATTCAGTTAGGCAATTGGTCCGTAAAAAAGGAGTTAAAGCATTTGTTATTGATGCTTGGAATAAAATAGATCATAAATATACAACTAATGAAACTCAGTATATTTCACAGCAATTAGATAAAATAACCATCTTTTGCGAAAAAAATAAAGTACATTGCTTTCTAGTTGCTCACCCTACTAAGATACAAAAAGACAAAGTAACTGGTAAATATGAAATACCTAATCTTTATTCAATCAGTGGCTCTGCTAACTTTTACAATAAGACAGCAAACGGCATAACCGTATATCGTGACTACCAAACTAACATAACTGAAATATACGTGCAGAAAGTTAAATTTAAACATTGGGGACAAGTTGGATGTGTTCAGTTTGCTTGGGACAAATCAAATGGCAGATACTACAAAGGAACTCCAAATACAGATAATTGGCTCACTTATACCGAACAAAAACCAATTGAAAACAATACTAATTTTTTAAATGATATAATAATTAATAATTTAGATAATCCTTTTTAATTTATTTTTAATACATTTGTTAATCAATAAGGAGCAACTCATAATTATAGCAGCAAACAGTAAGATGCTTAATGGCTTAAGTACTAAGCTATGTAATTACCGAGATATTAAAAACGACCTATTCCAAGAGTTTTTATTGTACCTTTGTGAGAAACCCGAAGACTTTTTAATCGACAAAGTTAACAAAGGGCAGTTTATTAGTTATTGTTCAAATGTGCTAAAAGGGATTAATTCGGATAGGCACCGAGCAAATAAATTAGTTAATACAAAGAATCCTTTAGTTGAAAGACATAACGATTATGAGATAAATTTTGATTTAATCGAGGAAAGTTATAACTTTGAAATTGATATGAAGTTTGAGAAAACAGTTAAATTTGTTAGAGAGCAACCGTTTAAAGCTGAAATACTATTCAAATCGGTTGTTACATCAACTAGAAAGATAGCCAGCGAAATGGGAATTAAGGAACGAAAACTGATATATCAAAACAATAAATTTAAAAACGAAATAAAAAATAAACTAAAATGAACGAAATTTTATTAAAACAAAAGGATTTTATTTATGCAGTAGCGCATGACTTAATCCGCCCTGACAGTTCAAACGATAATGTTAAAGAAATTTTAGCAGCTTATCATGGTATTGATGCAACGGTGGAAACGCTTGTTGAATGTTCAACTTGCGTTAATATCTATAAAGATGCTTTTAAAATTATATTAGCATACATCAATAAACCAGTTGAAGATAAACCTAAATCAAAGAAATAATGCCATTTAAAGCGAAATATACATTTGATTACGAAACCGAGCCAACTCCTAAAGAACGCTTAAGGGTAGGTAAGGAATGTGAGAAAAACTTAAAACTAAATGTAAAGAAGTATAAACCGATTGAAAGGCAAATACTTTATACGAATAATATTTTAATGATATCAATTACCTATGAAGGCAAACATATCAATGAGGCCATTGCCGCACCAACCGTTTAGGATTAATTATTTTAATTCGGTAATATTGAAACGAACTTTTATTTATATAATGAACTGATGGAATTAAATCATAATAAATTTAGTAAAAAATACGAATATCAAATTTTTATAATTAATAAATTTAAAAGAGATAGCCAATATATTCTATGTCGTAGAGAAATTAAAATGAGTTGGATTGATAGGGTAATTTTTAGATTGAATTACTGGAAAGAATTAGATGTAAAAGGTTTTAGTGGCATCAATAAACAATCTACATTTATAACAGATTCAATTAAAGAAATTAACGATTTTATGGAATGGAATATAAAACAAGATAATAATGAATTAAAATGCAAGACGAATACGAACACATAAATTTTTGGAATGAAAATAGAAACAATAGCAATAAGTAAAATTAAACTAAATCCAAACAATCCACGTTTGATTAAGGATGACAAGTTTACTAAACTGGTTCAGTCAATTAAAGACTTTCCCGAAATGTTAAATATCAGACCGATTGTGGTTAATGATGACATGATTATATTAGGTGGAAATATGCGTTTTAAGGCATGCAAAGAAGCTGGGTTAAAGGAAGTGCCTATTATTAAAGCAAGTGGTTTATCAGCGGAAAAACAACGGGAATTTCTTATTAAGGATAATGTAAGTGGGGGTGAGTGGGATTGGAATATGTTAGCTAATGAATGGAACGAAATTGATTTAAAAGATTGGGGTTTGGATGTTGATAGTTACGATAATGGTAATATTGATTTTGAAACTTCGCTAGGTGGTGAAAGTATAAGTAAAGAGGATGCAGTTATAATTTTATTAACTATACCAAACGAAAATAATAATCAGTGTGGCAGCTTATTAAAGCAAATTGAATTACTAGATAAGGATAATGT